AATACAACCTCTCAATCAACAAGCTACCAATTACTATGCAGGATTCTCACAACCTCTGAATCAACAAGCTGCCAATTACTATGCAGGATTTTCACAGCCTCTCAATCAACAAGCTGAGAATTACTATGCAGGATTTCAGCAACCTCCCAACTACTATGCAGGAAATCAAGCCACTTACATACCAGCCTTTTATAGACCTGCGGGAGTTGACTTTTTTGGTCCACACCCTGCACAATATCAACCACCCAATTACATACCAGCCCAACCACCCAATTACTATCCAGGAGGCGCTAACCAACCACCCAATTACTACCCAGGAAGTTCCCAGCCTCTCAATCAACAAGCTACCAATTACTATGCAGGAAATTCCCAGCCTCTCGTTCAACAAGCTGCCAATTACTATGCAGGATTCTCACAACCTCTATTACCTACCACAAATCAGCCTCTTACTGGCACCCTATATAATGGCTCCCTTGTAAATCCTGGTCAAATATCATCACAGGGGTTTGCTATAACTATTCCTAATATAGGAACTCTCACGACACAGGGAGGTGTTCTTCAGGGTACCGGACAGGGTGGATTTTTTCAAGCGCCGGGTACTTATGTACGTACAGCATCTGCCGCCGTTTCGGCGCAACAAGGAATTGTCAATTTCCAAGGAACAGCACGTAATTAGACGTGCATTTAAAAAGAATATGTTTCTCTTTATTAGATGGCTCAAGTAAGAGTCGTACAAGTACCAATTCAAGGGGTTCAATTTGGAACAATTGGAGCGACGTTGAATGGACAAGCTGTATCTCCGGGTGCTGCTGTACAGCTTGGAAAATTCAACAACACAACTGGAACTTTTTACAGGGATCCGTCAAATCTGTCAGGTGGAACACCCGGTCAGCCTATTCAAGTTGCTACACATTTAGCAAATAGAACACTTGGATATATAGTAGGTACAGGAACTGCATCAACAAACACGATTTCAACCCAGACATTAGCAGGGGCTGGTTATTTTTCAATTTGGAACGCCGGAAATGTTCAACAATCTGGAATAACTATTCAAATTCCCAACGCTACAGGTCAACAAGCAAAAGCTATTGGCTCACAGCAACCTCTCAATCAACAAGCTACCAATTACTATGCAGGATTCTCACAACCTCTGAATCAACAAGCTGCCAATTACTATGCAGGATTTTCACAGCCTCTCAATCAACAAGCTGCCAATTACTATGCAGGAAAATCACAGCCTCTCGTTCAACAAGCTGCCAATTACTATGGAGGAGTTCAGCAACCAGGCAATTATCAGCCACCCAATTACTATGGAGGAGTTTATCAAGCTCCCCAATACTATGGAGGCGGTTATCAACCAGGATACTATGTTCCGGGATTTTACTATCCTCCTAGCGACTTTTTTGGGTATTACAATCCAGGGAATTACTCCCCAGGGAATTATGTTTACCCCGCGTATCAATACCCCAATTACTATGCAGGCAATTATCAAGCTCCCAATTATTATCCAGGACTTCAACAGCCTCTGAATCAACAGCCACCCAATTACTACGGAGGGTTTTCACAGCCTCTGAATCAACAAGCTGCCCAATACTATGCAGGAAAATCACAGCCTCTCGTTCAACAAGCTACCAATTACTATGCAGGAAATTCCCAGCCTCTCGTTCAACAAGCTGCCCAATACTATGCAGGAAATTCCCAGCCTCTAGTTCCTACCACAAATCAGCCTCTTACTGGCACCCTATATAATGGTTCCCTTGTAAATCCCGGTCAAATATCATCACAGGGGTTTGCTATAACTATTCCTAATATAGGAACTCTCACGACACAGGGAGGTGTTCTCCAAGGCACTGGAGCTGGCGGGTCTTTTCAATTCCCAGGAACTTATACACGTACACCAGCCGCATCAGTTAATACGCAACAAGGAATTGTCAATTTCCAGGGAACAACCCGTAATTAGGCTTAAAAAATCACACCGTGTAAAGAGTAATGGAGGTGTATACCGAACCTGTCACCTTTTGTATAGTTCGTAATTTCTATACACAAGATGAATTGGACCTGTTAAGTCCCGAACTTGAAAAGCTCAAGCCTCACTTTGGAGGTGCTGAAAAAACTGGGTCAGCTCAGGATGTTCTTGGGAATGTGAAAAAGGATAACCGAGGACTCTTTCTTGATCAAAATCACCCTATTTGCAAATTGAATCGCAAGGTACTAAGACCAGAATTTATTCATGATCTCATGAAAGAGAATTGGTTTTTCAAGTATATGCATCACTGTAATAGTGACAATACACTCGTGAGTTACTATGAAGATTCAGGTCACTACAAGTCACACACGGATGCTTCGATTGTGACTGCAATTCATTATCACTGGAAAGAACCCAAGATGTTCAATGGAGGCGATATATGTTTTGGAGATTTTGTAGTTCCAGTCACAAATAATTGTCTCCTCATTTTTCCATCGTGTACGGAACATCGCGTCACGCAACTTACAGGAAGTGGTCGGTATGCTATCACTCAATTCATAGGACGAGGAGCAGATGTCCCACCACCACCGATGCCCGAACCTATCCGCCGTTTCACAAATGTTTTGACTGTTAATGAATTTAACAAGGCTAAAAATTTTATTCAGAAAGGAACTTGGGAAGCCGGGGGAACATCTGGAAACCCCATGAGTCCAGTCAAGTTTTTGTACATGGACTTGATAAATAACGATTTTTTTTCCAAAGAACTCTTTGGAAAGATTCAGAATCTTGTAGGCGCGCGCCTTATTTTGGATAGGGTATATGCGAATGGGCAATATCACGGTCTCGACGGTGCTTGGCACCAAGATGCTTATACTCCAGGGACATGGACTTTCTTGATTTATTTGAACGAACTCGCCGATTGCGAACTTGATATGTACCAGGGTACGACAGACTTCAAGGAATCTGACTTTTCATTCAAGTCTATTCAACCTACAAGCAATTCAGGACTCTTATTCATGAGTACACTCTTTCATCGCGGTATGGGTCCTTCGAGATTTATTCCTGATATGCGTGTAACTCTTGCATGGAAGCTTAGAGAGATGATTAATTAACCAACTAATGGAGCCGTATTTAATGACGTCTCGTAAGGGAATTTATTTAAATTTCACTAAAAAGCTCATTGATGGGAAATTTTTTGGATTGACCCATCAAGGACCTATTTGGTACGCGTTTGGTACCCACGCTGATGATATTCACGTTCCAACTTTTCAGGGATACATTTTACAGTTTGAAATTGACTCGAACGGAGAAATGACGAATCAAAAAGAAGTTTTCACGGGTCTTGATAACGGGGTCCACCAGATGTGCATATGGAAAGACCATCTGTACGTTTTGGAGACGTATATTCAGAGAATAACCGTCGTCAATCTCAAAGACTTTACTAAATCTGAGATTTATCCTTTTGATAGAGCAATTTCTGCATGGTATCAACAAAATGGACTTGAAGGTTCATATGAAAAATATATTCACGTGAATGCAATTACAGTTCAGGATGATAGGTTTTATGTCATGTGTCCCCATCTCAAAAATGATATCATAAATGGAAAACCTTCACAAGAACGCAATCCTTCGCATATAGTTATGTTTGGACCTGACTGGAAAGTTTTAGACACATTTGATACTGGGCGTTATTTTTGTCACGACTTGGTCATCATAGGTCATGAAATATACTTTGCAGATGCTACAAACACGATTTGCAAGTTGAATATAGTGACACGTGAAGTTGAACAGGTTTACATAGTAGAACCCGTGTCTCATAACTTGCGTAAAATTTGTAGAGGTCTTTCTATAAGTGAAAGTGGGCAAGTGTGGGTTGGAACTCATGATTTAGAGGGTAAAAAACACTACGCGGTTGATCCTAATAAAAAACAGCATATTGAACTCGGCGATACACCTTGCTGTATTAAACGTCTTGACGGAACTGATTTTAACGATGAAACCAGTCATCTAAAAAGATCCTTCACGCTCACTTATCCTTCTAGTTTCAATGGCACAACAAATTCCATTTATAATAAACTTGTTGATGTTCATAAAAATAATGAGAAACCTGCATGTAAATTTGATTATATGAAAGAATTTTTAAATCCAGATTTTTCTAAATTTGGAAATGCAAGTGAAAATACAACATGTGTACCCATTACTAACTTGGAGCGAACAATGCCATTACCTTATTATTTAATAGAATCTGGATCATTCTACCTGTACCCTGAAAATTCTATAATGGATTGGCACACGAATTACACTCAAATGAATGAAGATGAATTTTTATTAGATTATAGAATGTACACGGTTAATACAACCGGTAACTCGTATTTTATGTATAAACATCCCATATCAAATAAAATTCATGCTATAAAAGATATAGATGGAACTTGTTTAGTTTTTAATCTTGGACCGGTGTTTTGGCACGCAGTCATTTGCACGAAAGGGAGTCGACTTTCATATGGAGTAAAATTTGCAAAAGACGCACTTGACATTTTAGGAATAGATAATATATGGGAGGGGAAATACAAAGAAGATTTTAAACTTGTTTTTCCTTTGCCAACAAACGATAATGTTATAAACATTTTACAAATTGACGATTTTATGAATGAAAATGAAATAAATAAGTTGAGAAGTCAATGTCAAAATCTTCCTTTTACGGATGGAACCATTGGTTCTAATAATACTGTTAATAGTTATAGAAGAAGTAAGACATGTTTCATTCCAAAAATATGGCAATTTACAGAAATATATCTAAAAATATTCAATTTTATAAATAAAATCAATAAAGATACATTCAAGTATAATTTAAATGAAATAAGATATTTACAATACACTGAATATGATGAAAGCTATCAAGGACATTACGACTGGCACATTGATACTGGTAAAAGCGAAAGTTCTATAAGAAAACTCTCAATTAGTATACAGTTGAGTGACTCATCTGAATATGAAGGGGGTGAACTTCAACTAAATGGGGGGGGTCCTATTACAACTTGTAAAAAAACAAAAGGAACAATTATCATGTTTCCTAGTTTTTTACTTCATAAGGTAACACCGGTCACTAAAGGAACACGGAGGTCACTGGTTGTGTGGGTCACGGGACCTCCCTTTGTTTAATTTCTAATGCAAAATTAAATGGAGTCAACACGTTTAATCTTTGCAGATTCCAGAAATAGGGACGACAGACTATATCCAGAAGGAAATTCATACACCTTGCACCTTACAACGCCAATAAAGAATGTTACTCGAGTTGATCTTGTCAGTGTGCGAGTACCAAATACCATGTACAACCTCACAAATGGATCGAATGTTCTAGCAATCGGTCCGGGGTCGACCAATCAAATTTCATTAAATACTGGTTTTTATTCGGCAGGTGGTCTCGTAGATTCTGTGAATGCCGCTGCCAATAACGCCTTCTCTATGAGCTATCTGTCTAATGAGGGTCACTTTATTCTTTCAAATGCTACAAGTTTCACATTTAGAATAAACTCACCCGAGCTTTCTAATCTCATGGGAATTCCTCAGACTACATTATTTACTTCAAAACTTGCAACTTCACTGGACCCATGTTATTCCGGTAAGTACATCTTCAAGTCAAATACACTGATTAATATGAATGCAAATGAATACATCTTTCTCGATATTGATGAACTCAAGACACCAACTCATATAGATTCCAGAGCTCTTAACGGGACGACTGGAACAGTCTCGGGTTCAAACATCAATAGGGCATTCGCACCAATTATGATGGATGTTACATCTGGTGGTATGAAAATTTATCATGAAAATGCAGACTATACGGTATCTGTGGCGTATCCAGAACCCATCAACAGTCTCCAGCGGTTGACAGTCAACTGGTACGATGCGAATGGAAGACGTATTAATTTTAGGGGGTATGATAATCATGCATTTATTCTGAGGGCGCATGTTCTGGAAGATGACGTAAGACGCCTACCACCACCACCGCCCCTCCAGGATGTGGAAATAAAGAGAATCGTGGAGGCAATGACAATGGTGCCTCCACCACCCCCAGAGAAGAAAACAAAAATTCCCTGGTTGATTATAGTTTTAGTTTTAATTTCTGTATTCGCAGCCTGGAAAACGCTTAGCGGGTCACTGCGTACACAGGCTGTGCAGGCTCCTGGATCTTCACGTTGAAAGCCAGGGTCTTGATGGCGAGGTACACCACGATTGCCAGGAGGGTGGTGAACAGCGCGCTGAGGACATAGTACTGACCGCCGTTCTTGCCGACCTGGACCACCTGGGAGATGATGAAGCGCACAACGTCCATCCAGGCGATGGCGCTGGCGAACGAGAAACCGGCGACGATGGAGTTCAGGGACTGAGACTCCAGCTGAAGAGCGACGCTTGACAGAAGACCAGACATTTACTATTTGATACGAAAAAAAATATCGGAAGGGTCCCAAGGTTGAACTTCATCCTTATCATTTTCCTCTTCTTCATAATCTTCTTCATAGACTATGAATGAGTATTTAACCTTTGGCTCGAGTTCTTCTTCATAAGAGTCTTCTGGTTCCATCTAATTTTCTCTCTGTTTGTCTACAGCGGATTTCAACGCACTCTCTGCTGGACTCTCAGGTTCCCAAGCGTCCCATGTGTCTGCACACTCGTTCATCTTATTTGCCATATCGTCTGACCCTTCATACCTGACCCACTCTGGGTCCTCCTCGTCGGAATCACTTCCTGATTCCTCCTCCTCTTCCTCGTCCGACTCGTCCCAAACCTCTGGATAAATAGGACCAATCTGCTTGCCCGTGACGTTCCGGGCTGAGTACATGAGTCCCAACCTCATATCCTCTGCAAGAATGACGTCACGCCCACATGCTTTGGCATAGTGAGCTGCCAGTACAGTCGCCGACTCCAGAACGGGTATCATGATATCCAGCGCCGCCTCCTCCATTTTCAATTTTAAACCAAAATTAGTTTTAACTGAGGACTCTTGAATTTTTCAATTTTAAACCAAAATTAGTGGAAGTTTGAGAATACCACACGGGCTGAAGAATCTTTCACTTCAAGAAAGTTGTAATTTATAACGTAAATTCTGATATATCTACTGGCTGGACTGGGTGTCAAGGTAAACTGAAAAATTTGATTCTTAATCTGTGACATGTTCACGGCTCCTGATGGTTCATCATAAAGTTCAGGGTCGATACTGAACGAATACATGTAAAAAATTCTACTGGGTATACGGGTATGATATTCGAGTGGCTGAATTACACGAAGGAACACGGGGAGTCCCACGTCCTTGGAGATGCGTTCGGTTGTATTGAAATTGAGAATGAATTGTTCGAGTTGTTCGAAAGTTGTGCCGTTTGATGTGTAAGTCCCGTTGGTTGTGTAATCGTACCCAAGGGCTGAGTCATTTTGTAAAACGAAATAAAATTGCTTCACTGGATTTAAAAACTCACCAAGACACTGGATCTGGTTGACCCCCTGGGGTGCAAAAAACTCCGCACGCTGGACCTGTTCTATAGGATATATCTGAGGTTTTGACTTGATGTGCGCTATTTCTGCATCAGATATATATGTATATTCCGTGTCTAAATATGCATAAAACGGCGCTACTATATTTACAGATGGATATGTAAAGAGTGTCGAGGGATTCCATACGATGCGAAACGTCACATCCTCTTTGAATGCGCAGAGTGGAAGACCGCGTCTGAATACGTAAAATGGCAGAGGAATTGTATAACTTGCGTTTACAGGAACGGGTTGAATGAGATATTTCCCAATGAGATTCTGGAGTGCTCTCTGTTTTCCTGTTGAAACTGTTAAATCAAATTTGAGTTCAAGGTATTCTCCGTAAATTCTCTCGACGAGTTCAGATCCTATATACAACTCTACGTATTGAATCATAAGAGTCCCGACCGAGTCGAGGACCTGTACCTCATTGCCCAGTGCGGGTGGGAAAACCTTGAGGTACATGTTTGTGATGAGATCACCGGCTCTTGGAAGCACGAGTTCCTTCTCAGAACCAAAAATAACTGTGTTATCGGCTGGAAATTGCACCCTGATTACTCGGGATGAAAAAAGGGTCTGCCCGACATATTTTTCGACAAAATATGTCACTTCCGGGTCTGCACTCAGATAAATATCCTCTTGTCCGAGATAGGACAAACTGGCTCTTCCTGCCATCTCTAATACATTCTGGGATTAAAAAACCAGTCGCACAGCGACTGTGCGCCGAACGGAACTGACTAGAAATCGTTCGAGTTGAACATGAGTCCGGCGATGCCGTCCTTTATTCTTAGAATATTGTAATTTATTCCTATAACTCTTAATTGTTTTTTAGTTGCATACGACGCTGTATTAAGTTGAATAAAAATGTCACGAATACGACTAAAGTTTACTTGACCATAAGGTTGAGGTGTATTTGTCTGATTTGTAAAAGCGTACATGTAAAAGTTCCTGGTTGGATAATTTGTGTAATGGTCGAATGGTTCAATAGAATTGAGGTACAGTGCATCCGTCACATCTGCAGTGAAAGCCTCGGATGCGTTAAAATTCATAGCCAAACTATTTAGGTCCGAATATTCATAAGGTGTGGTTCCATCGAGTTGTAGAATAAAAAAAAGTTCACGGATTGGATTTATAAATTCCAGGTTGAAAATTGCCGATGTAAATTCAGGAGCCAAATCGAACTTTTGATACTGACACTGTTGAATTAAATAATCAATTTGGGAATTTTTGAACCAATTAATTTCGGGATCGGCTAAATAAACATATTCTGTAATAATTGTTGCAATAAGAGGTGTAGTTATACTCGAAGTGTTCACGGCTGTCAAATCTTGGAGATTTCTGAACGTGACGTGAATCTCGACATCTTGTCTCCCTAATGAAACGAGTGGCAAATAAAGTCCGGGATTTTGGAAAAAATAGAACGGAAGGTTTGTGAAATAGGTTCTTCCAGGTGGATAAATTTGAGTTCCTGTATCGTATTTTCCAGTAAGCAGCTTGAGTCCAGGTTGATTTTCGTAAGTTACATACAGATCATTATAAATTTCGATAAATTCGCCCGTAAGAGTCTGAATCGTCTGTCCACCGATGACTAAATCTGCGCGATCTATGAGCCATGTCCCGACTGAATCGTAGTAGTTATAACTGACCGTGGGAATCACGTTTGAAGCGACAGGGTAAACTGAAATGTACGTATTCGAAAAAATATTTGTAGTTGAACCCACTTGATCTGTTGTTATAGTGATGGGGACATCCGTAGCAATCTGAGTCACACGATAAGGCACGGTGACTGTAATTTGAGGAAAAAGACCGCCAATGTCAAAATTGTAAGTGTTGGTCCCGAAAGTGATACTCCTCACGTTATCAGATGACGAAAGTACAGCTGTTAACATGTACGTGGCAATGTTTGAAAACTGAAGATTTCCGGTCGTCTGGTTGACCGATATAATATTGGAGTTTGTTCCCGCTGGAAGACTGTAATTTGTTGTAAAATTCAGGGGGGTATTAGACCCTATGGATTGAACTTGAGCCGAAGGCTGAAGTAAGATGCCGTTGTTGGAAAGCACAGTCTCGTACCCCGTATAAGACTCAGCCCCTATTTGAGTCACGGTGTAATAGGATGTGTTTAAAATGGTTATAGACGATGTAGAATAAATATTTGTGAAATATTTTTGGGTCGTACTTGTGACCACGATAGGCATGCTGAAAGCGATGGTGGGATCACGCCCCTGGAGACTCAAGGTTGTGTAAGCGTAATCAGGGGTCGTTGAGCTTGTGTTCCATACGGAAACATTTGCTACATAATTTTGAGGAGATTGTGCGAGATAAATAACACCAGAAAGCATCCATGTTCCAGTTGAACCAAATGTCATGGAATGATCAGCCCCCAAGGTCACAGTTGTGTTTTGGGGCGTTACGATATTTCCAAAAAATGGAACTATATTATTTGAAACTGATGTATTTGTATTAAACATGTACAAATCATCGACAGGGGTGACTGTCAAGTAAGTTCCAGGTGTAAATTGAGTTACAATAGACGTTGTATTTGCATAAAAATAGTACGTATTTGCTGTACTTGTTACGGCGAGAGGCATCAAAAGAGGCATGGAAGGGTCTGGCGAAACACGGAAATCGCATGAGTAAGCAAATTGAGGCACGATTGGAATTCCGTTTGGATAAATATCTTCTTGATTGTCCGAGCCATAAGAAATATTGAGAACTGAACCTGTACCCAATGAAAATGCTGCGCGAACCATGTAAAATCCTGTGTTTCCAAATTTGATACGACCATTATTTGTTACGCCATAGGCGAGTGGGGACGATTCCTGATTTATCCAATTTGAAAAATTTATAAAACTCTGAGTAGCTCCTGGTATAGAATAACTCACGGGAAGACTCAAAAAAAGACTGCTTCTTGTATTCAATAGAGGTACTCCTGTACTTTGAATCCAACCAGCCTGTTGAAGAGTAAAATCAGATGAACGCGTAGAAACTACATTTGAAATATAGTTTGCAGACAGGTTTGATGTTGCGATACTATTGGCAGCGGCATTCGACAGGGAGGTTCCTACGGTGTAGATCAAATTGGAAGAATTCGTGGGTGAAACGGCTCCAACCTTGGGGTCGAGTCCCCAAAATATTCCTCCATTCTGATCCACCTCGAGCGTCGCGCAATTTGAAAAAATAAATTGATTGAGGGCGTTTGAATAACTTACAAAACTTGTAAGAGTCTGAGAAATCCATGTATTCTGATTGTATGTTGAATAGTATGTGACCGCCGAATACGGAAGACTGAAGTACGTTCCATTTATGATGATACGAGGGTTGGTTGTTGGACCCGCAACTATGTCCCATGCCCAAAAATTACCAGGGTCAAAAAGTGGGGGTAATTCAACTTTGAGTGTGAGCGCTCGTATAAGATCTCCTTTAGGAGGGATCCTACAAATGTTATTTTGACCATAGACAACTTGCTGATTTTGAAATGAAATATCATAAGCTTCAAGTACAAAGGGGGTATGACGCTTATAAACCCCTGAAAAATACGTCACTTGAGGGGAACCCGTGAGATATGCGTCCTGTTGCCCAATTGCAGCCAGCTGGATATAGCCAGCGGACATCTCTAATAAAGGAAAACATTAGTTTCCGCGCACGCACCCGCGTCTCAGCTCACTCTGAATTTTGATCGCACAAATTAGAGGATGAGTCAGTTGCAACTCAGGCGATTTGACCCATCAAAAATAGGTGATGATAAGGTTTGTGTTTTTATAGGGAAACGTGGGACTGGCAAATCGACTCTGGTCACAGACATTCTCTGGCACAAAAAACATATACCAGCAGGGATTGCCATGTCAGGAACTGAGGATGGTAACGGACACTATAAACAATTTATTCCTGATCTGTTCGTTTATGGCGAATACAGAAAGGATGCTGTTGAAAAGCTCCTCGAGAGACAGCACAGGCTCGTCAAGAGTCTGGGCAAGGATAAAGCCCCTTCCGTATTTCTGTTGATGGACGATTGCATGTACGACAAAGCCTTCATGAGAGACGACTGCATGCGCCGACTCTTCATGAACGGTCGCCACTGGAACATCTTCTTCATGCTGACGACCCAGTACTGCATGGACATGCTTCCGTACGTTCGCACCAACGTGGACTATGTGTTTGCTCTCCGTGATAACGTCAGGCAGAACCGTGAAAACCTTTACAAAGCTTTTTTCGGGGTTTTTCCAACCTTTGACCAATTTTGTCAGGTTATGGATTCTTGCACTGAAAACTATGAGTGTATGGTTCTTGATAATACATCCAAGAGTAATAAGATTTCAGACTGTGTCTTTTGGTACAAGGCGCCAATCCGCAAAAACTTCAGGGTGGGTGGAGCATCCTTCTGGCAGTATCACCAGCGCTTCTACAGTCCACGTGCCGCGAATGGACCACAGGGAACTATGAGTGCACCAAAACGACGGGGTGAAACGGTCGTAGTGAAAAAGTCGCGGTAGCAGGCTCTACTTAATTTCCATTTAAAATTCAATAATGGCTGGAGTCATGACATATGATCCGAGTGTAGACAGTATAATGTCACCAATTCCTTCACAGGAAATCAATTTAAATGAAGAATTAGCTCGTGCAGCTTTGGAGCGTCAGCAGACGAGTGTCCCATCTGGACTTTCTCGCAACTCTAAAGAAGGTGAAAACAAGGCGGGACCTCCAACCGGTCTTTTGAGAATGCCTTTAAATGCGCCTGAAAAAGATATTGTTGAATCTCAAATGGCATCTTTCGCAACACCTATTGACGATATTATGCCAGGTCCAGGACAGATGATGCAGGATGAGATGATGGGGTCCCCCTATGTTCAGGCGCCCCCTCAGAACGGGAAGGTTTCGAATGATGATGCACCCAAGTCCCGTAGCAAGAACCCATTCGGTCTCCAGGATGATCAGTACCAGGCACTCCTGGCTGGCGTTGCAGCGGTCGTCGCATTCTCCAAGCCAGTGCAGGGCAAGCTTGGAGAAATGGTTCCAAAGTTTCACGGTCCATCAGGTGAAGTGTCTCTGACCGGACTGGCTGTGACTGCACTCATCGCAGCCATCGTGTTTTACCTGGCAAAGAAGTACTTGGTTGATGGAAATTGATATTTTTAATCTACAATTAACATTATATGCACAGTGCTAAGTTCGAGCTTCAGGTTATGAAAGCTGTCATTGCCCAGAAACGTAGACAAGCGAATAAAATGACACCCAGTTCCGTTAAAACAGCTCTTCTAAGAAACGTTGCTAAAGCTCAGAGAATCGTTAATGTTTTGTCAAAGTACGTCTGATTTTTAGTCCTTCACAACGTCCCCACAATACGTGCGAGTCCCTGTAGGTGTATAAACTCCCGCATCTATCGCAATCTTTTTAAGTTTATCAAAATGTTTCCAGAAATTTTTGGTGTGGTCATACTCCGGTACTGTCATATGCGCCAACTCATGAATCAAAACATACATTGCAGAATTTACATCTCCTCCATCCAGACAGATGTAAATTTCATACCCTTTATTGACATTAGAACCAATTGGACCGTTGTCTTTGTTCCAATCTATCATACCTGTTATGATTGAGGGCTTGTAGACGGGGTGCCAAAGAGGGTCTCCTGTACGGCGCAATAGTTCAAGCAATATCCAGTATCTCATCTTGAGTTCACTGAGAATTTCAGGTTCTTTATTGACTGAGACTATGTAGACGAGGACGACAAATAACATTACGAAAATTGGAATATATTCCATCTACTATTACACGCTTAGATTTTCTCTACGACGAAACACAAACTTGGAATAGAGGTCCGAGATGAGCCCGTTCGGCTCTGCCAGCATAGGTCCCCAGAACAAGAGGTCAAAGTCCAGTTTTTTCAACTCATCCTTCAACATTTCCCCGTCCAAAAGAGGCTCGTCACGTGCCCCATCTGCATAAAACGGTCCGTCCGTCAGACGCACCAGGAGTCTTTGCCCGCCTTGGTATATATCGAACGTGTTACCGAGCATATCCTCGTAGTGACCGTGTGGGTCACACATACGTACGGCGTTGTACTTTTCGGGTGTGATGCCGATCAGGAGCCCCCCGGGTTTTACCGCACACTGGATCGCCTTGAGGGAGTTTTCAAGGTCGTCCATGATGTAGTGAATCGAAAAGTTGTAACAAACCACATCAAATGGACCTGCAAAAGCCGCCTGTATGATTGTTCCCGTGCCTAGAAACCAAACCCCGAAATTCATCTCGATGGCACGGCTTTCCGCCTCGTTAAGAGACTCGCCATCTGGGTCTATGGCGTAAACTGACGCACCGACAGCTCGCCACTTGTGCCAGTCACCTCCCCTGCCGCACCCACAGTCGAGAACGTGGTCTCCACGCTTGACCCAATTGGTGATATGGTCACGTTTGCACTGATTGTGAAGCCTTCTGAGAGCATCCATGGTTGAATGCTCTTTCAACAACTTACAACCTTATCCGGTGACATGACACGAAATTTTGAGATTTTACTGCGTTTTGAACTTAAAAAATAAAGCTATAGCTATTTCAATGGGTTCTCTCGAGCAGGATTATCTGACGGTTCCAGGACAGTACTTTGCTTGCATTTCCTTTGTTGGTCCAGATCAGCCCCAGAAGAATGAGAAGCTGGGCATGAAGATTCGCGGATGCTTTTCGACCCGCGATGAGGCGGCGAGCCACGCAAAGCGCCTGCAGAAGGAGGATGCTCTGGTGGATATTTACGTGGTCGACATGTACAAGTGGCTGCTGATTCCCCCAGACCGTGATCAGATTGAGGACGTGCACTACCAGAATGAGAAACTGGAGGAGATTATGTCCAAGTACCGTGCCAACCAGAGCGCGGCAGCCTCCATGTTTGAGAAGCGTAAGCGTGACATGATGGCACAGCCCCAGCCAGGTCCCTATCCATACATCGATCCTTCCGACGAGAATTCCAAGTTTTACACAAAGCCCGACGTTCCACCCATTCCTCACCCAGCCGAGCTTATCGATGGTCTCAAGGAGGAGTTCCCCGACCTGGATATGCCAGCCCTCGTGAAGATTGCCGACGAGCGCGTCGCCAAGATTATGGAGGAGCGCAAGATGCCCGCCGTGTCGGTCATTGCCGAGGGTGACGAGTCCAAGGCTGAGGACGACGAGGTCCCCGAGTCGGTTTAATTTCGCTGCGAATATTAGAAAATGTTTTTTAAAGTTTTAGCTTTGGTGCTGATTGCGTTTCTCATGTACGTGGCATACGTGAGGTTCCCACCTGCGCCAGCTAGAATATCTCAACCTGTTGCTGCGTACGACAATCAGTTTGAGGTATTCAGGGATATGGAACCAGCCGATCAGACTCGTGAGAATCCTTGGCTGGGATTTTTACAAGAAGATGTTCGGAAAAACAGAACGGGTCCTATTGGTAATTTTGTGGGGTACGACGATCCTTCAACGAAGGCGCCTTTATATGGTATGCAGTAGTCCCAGTTCCGAAGGAGGACCTTCGGTCCGACGGGAACTTTCAGTTCCCTGAACTGTCCTTGCTCCGCGGTCTCAAGTCCTACGGACTTGGTCACTTCGCCTGAAAAACAACGGGACGCATATTCGCAAGCAGAAAACCGATAACCATTCCCAACAGAATAAGACCGATTTGATTCTCCTTGAAAGCTTCAAATGGATCCTTCTTCTGTTGTGGGCGTTCTACAAATGTATCAAACTGGCGTGGAGAATCCATATGGGATGGCCACTCATTTTCTGGGAGCGGTGGGGGTGCGCTTCTTGACTGAGACTCGGTGTTTTTTGTCAGGAACGGAAGGTTGTCCATCCTCACTATCAGATTCATCACTCTCGCTTTTATCTGCTACAACAAATCCATCCAAATTTCCATCATCATCTGCATCAGATTCATCCTCTTCCTCGTCGCTCTCAGTCTCGATCTCCTCAGAAACATCCTCTGGGTCCTCCGTGTCGTAATCCTCAGCATCGTAATCGTCCTCAACCTGCTCAACAGGCTCATAGCGCACAGGGGGCTTGGTTATGCGCCCGGAACGGGTGCGTGTTGCTGGTGCCGAGTCAGCCTCGGCTGCAACCTGTGCAAGAATTTGGAGATTCGAAGGGATCTCAGCAGGAGTCACTTCGTGACTCTCCGTCCTGGTCTCACTGACCGTGGGTTTTGAGGTGCCCCGGGTCGCCCGCATTTTCTATATAATCTTCGAACGTATTGTTTAAGTATCTTGGATTGAAGTAAAGACCTTGTGAAATTGAATTTTGGTTCAAAATAAATTCTCCTTCGAGCCCCAAATTTGTGGCTATGAGATTGAGTTCTTCTTGTTTCTGCCCATCGTCTGCACGACGAATCCCGAGCGAAAGATCTCTGATATTTTCTACAGCTGCGTAAAGTGCAGAGGCTGCTGTATCAAGCCGGGTTGAAGCCGACTGTTCGAACACGTGGAGATTGTCCAAAAATCTCTGCCAGCTGACTGGGTCCAGGCCCGAGTACGGATGGACCATGAGCTCGTACTTCCTGAATCGGGCTTTTGGTCCCATCGGGAAGAAAATCCACAAGAAAAGTAAAAGAAGGACTACCCACAATAGCAACATCATTGAGCTGCTCTACTATTGATGGAGGAAGAATATGTTCCCGACCGTGAAACTCGTTACACGTCTCCTGGTCAAAACATCTCTGAGATATCCGCCCTGAGTGAATCGAAAACCATACATGGTTTGACTTGTGTTCCCGACGAATATTCTCACAGTACTTGGAATCGGTCTGGACGTACCACCCATCATGCTCGTGCCTGTGAACGCGCTTGACACTCGCCTTTTCCTGACCTACGATATACTTCTGGATATATTCCTCAATTCCAGGAATTTCGAGATTGACTTTTTGCTCCTGAGGAGTTTCATCCGTCCTGATGGAAAACAACTCTAAAATTTCTTCACTCGGAACCTTTGAGAATTCCCGCGTACTGTTGAGCTGACGCCATGGAATATAGGGATCTCCTGTGGGTTTCTTGTGCGACCAAAGCATCCTGAGTCCTGAACCCCCATAGACTGAGGCATCTATGATAGTGTCCCATGGTCCTTCACCCAAAGCCTGAATCAATTTTGATCTTAAATTGATTGCTTCGGTCCGAGTGACAATTAGGCGCGGCCAATGGATATGAACTCCAGACTTTATGAGGGAAGTCCCCTGGGGTCCCCCAACTGATCGAGGTCTCGCCTTGGCAATGAGACACTCTGAAACTTTGTCCCCTCCCAGACTTTCATGAATTATAGAACAAAATTGAAGAAGATCTTCATCACTTAATTTTTCTGGGGCTTTATAGTCCAAGTCTACGAAAAACTTGAAACGATCCGTCTTTTGCTCAACTACAAACAATTTTGATCCAAAATTAATTGTCCGAACGTATGCCTGGTGAAATTCCCGAATTTCCTCCTTAGGAACCATGAGAATTCCACCATCCATGAGAACATGGGTTCCAGTCCCTCGAGGGACCTTCCATTTATCCATTACTGATACTACTAGTTTTTACTCTAAGTAGCTCCGCGAGGACAGTTCCGAAGGAACTGGGACTTACTCCTCATCCGAAGATGAATCCATGGACAAAAATGCCCAGAATGATTTGGGTTTCTTTTGTGTGATGGCGGGAGTTTCCTTCGCCTGCTTAATTTTTTCTTCAATTTCCTCGAGATCAGCCTCAGCCTTTTCAATCTCATAGTGAAGTTTGCGAATAGTCATCACCTTTGCCAGATCCTCTGGTTTCGTCGTGGTATCGTTACACAGCTTGAGCAGGTGTGTAGCGAGATCAATTTTTGATCGAGTCATTCTATTAAATCTAAAATATTTTAACCACGCAAATTGAACGGGGTCTTGTTGGTTGCTGTGATTGCCTGCTGAAATTCAGGGTTTATTAGAACGTGCTGACGAATCATAGGCCACAGGTTCTGGTACTTGGATATTGTGTCAAGACTTGCAAATTTACAGTCGTCATTCTCATCATAATTTTTGCGAAAAGGAACCTGATTTCCTTCCATTTTCTCTTTTTCTTCCGTGAATCGCTTCACGATGTGTTTGTGCTCTATTGAAGTCATGGGCATGTCAAAGACATACACATGATAATGGTTTATAACATCTACCCCGTCCTCAATGTCGCGAGGTTCGGGTGTGTTTGTGATAAATTTAAAATAGGCATATGAGCCACGTTTTAAATTGATCATACCACGGGTTTCTTCTTCGAGTTCTCGAACCGCACATCGGAGTGGGTTATAAATTTCTCGACGGCGGCATCCGCCTGTTACGAAGGTCCATTCCTTGTAGCGCCTGTCATGGACTACAAGAAAGTGAGGTATGTCATTCACGTGAGATACTGGGATTGCTATCGCTTTGTGTCGTTCTCTGGTCATTGTCCTCTACTAATTCTTGTGGAGCAAAAAATTTTCCGAGACTTCCCGTACGTGGATTATAAGTTACCAAAAATACTATACAAATAATGAATGCCCACACGAGCCAATGCATTTTTAATTTTAGTTAGGAATTAGTTGGCATAGAGCAGCGAGCCCAGACCGTTCTGGATCCGGAACACGTTGTAGTTGACTGCGTACAGGTACTGGGTGGGGTAGTTGATGCTGGTGCTTGCCAGACCCTGGATGCCGTTGGTCAGGGTAGATGGCACAACCAGGCGGAAATTGTCGAGGCGAGAGAAGTTGAGGGTGCCGGTGGGCTGGAGCTTGGAGGTGTCCAGGCAGTAAGAAATGATTGCCACGTTTGCCACCTGGTTATTGTGGATGTATCCGTAGGGAGTGTTGTAGTACTGTGCCACATCCACCCAGTGGAACATGTGGCGGGAGTCCCCGACATCCACGCCGTTGACCTGGGTCTTGAGCTGGTAGTTGGCGGCAGTGGTAGATCCTGCACCGTTGGCGAAAATCTGGTTGTAGTTCACACAAGGGAAGGCGATGAACTTGACTGGCTGAGCCAGGGCAAGCTCCTGGACGGGGTTGGTGCCCATCACGATGCGCTGCACCTGGGTAATCAGCAGATCCTGCTTCTCCTTGGCGAACCAGTCGCGCTCGGACTGATCCAGGTACACAAAGTTGGACCAGGCGATGTACTGCACCTGGGAATAGGCGGTGGTGGTGTTTGAAGTGCCGGTGAAGAAAGAGATGGTGGTGCCAGCCAGAACTGGACCGGTCACCTGGGATGGGTAAGTCACGGTCACGTTGCTGTTTGCAATGTTAGACGTGCTTGACACATAGACTGGTCCAGCCCATGGCACACCTGCCACGTACTGACCAACCACGATGGAACCAGTGCCGCCATAACTGGAAATCTGGGTCAGAGTGATGCTCTTTGTGGTGGAGGCTGCGGTACCGGCGGCAATTGCTAGTGGCACCTGGGCAGACACTACTGGGGCATAGGCGCTCAGTGAACCACCGACAGATGTGCTGAAGATGGCGGCAGCATTGATAACACCGGTGTTGGATCCTGCAATCATAATGTTGGACCAAGCGATATTGGAACTGCCAGTCACTGCGTTGGCAGAGAAGCCTTGGATGACCACGACGTTCGCCTGCAGGTTTGATGTGGCAGAAGTCAGAAGCATACCTGGGAATAGAGGACCGGTGGTCTGGGACACGACCAAGTTAGCTGTGTTGGAAAATGGCAGAGAACCCTGGACCACGCTGAAAGCATTAATGGTTGCGTTGGGGACGGACAGGACTGGGTAGGTGGTGGGACCGATGGTAATGTTCTGGGTCAGGTAGGGAGACCAGGTGATGCGCAGCTCCACGTCGTGGAACTGCAGACCAATCAGGGGCAGAGCCACTGACCACTCCTTGCAGAAGAAAAACTTGAGTGGGAAAAAGGACGCCTTCTGGTTGTTGAGGGTGGTGCTGTTGTTGTTAAGGTAACGCTCGGAAAAGGTACGAGCGCCGACGATGGGCTCGATATCGGTCATGTACTCGAAGTCATGGGTGTCCACAATCTGACCACCGATGTAAAGCTCCACCTTGTCAATCACCTTGGACCAGTCCAGACCCACGATGCCTGCGCCGTTGTTGTCACGGGCAGTCAGGAACACGTAGCTGAGCAGATCACCCTTCTTCTCGAAACGGATAGTGGAAATACCGTTGGCAATTGGTGCTCCCTGAATAACCTGGCGCTCCACAGAGTTTGAGTAATGAGTATAACGTTTGTAATTCGACCGGTAGAAAGATACCTCGGGCTTGCCTGTCAACCAAGCGTCCTGAGGTCCGACTGCTACGAGTTGAACGACACCTCCAGACATTTACTTTGTGTCTATATTTTTTTAATGGACTTCACGACGGGATTTAACATTTCGCAGACACTTGAGGAGGAGGGCGTGCCAATGAATAAGCCAATGGATTCTTTTCAAGCTGCTGAATAGCTATATCCAAAAATCTCGAAGATGCACGTGGGTTGGGGTTTGATTTTTGCTCGTTGAGTGGATCGTCATATTGAGGTGGCTGAGTTCCACGACCATGGTTTGAGCCAGTTGGACCCATGGGTGGCACTGGGAGAATCTCAGCCTCTGGACGAAGCTGGGTTGCTGCGCCCACCTGGTTCACTGGGTCGTTGCGGACGTTCATACGAGCACCGTTGCCTGCACGATCTGGCTTGGAACGATCGCCGCTTGCGCGAGTGAGTGTCTTGTCAGTATAAGAAGTTTTACCTCCTGCATATGGCTGCTGCACGAAATAGCTTGGAGGACCCTCGGAAAGAGTGTCTGTGCGAAGCCCCGACTCCTGGCGACGAGTCGTTTTACGGGTCTTGAGATTATCAGGGCGCCCTTCTGGGGCAACCATAGCACCCTGGGCGCCGCCACCTCCAAAAGCACCTGGTGCGCGGTACACTGTCTTTGACTGCGAAGCATTGTGCGTGATGTCACCAATTCCACCGGCACCACCGCTCTTCACGACTGGATTGGGTGGTCCTGGACGACCCTCAATTGTCGTGAGCTTTTCCTCGTTAATATTGTTTGGAAGAGCACGGAAGTAGTCGTGGAAACCACCAGCCGCTTTAACGTTGGGACCAACACCCAGACCTGGTCCCACTGTATTGGGAGACTCGAGTGGGTTCACATTGTTCATTTTGTTTGTAACATACTGGCGGTTGTACATGTCATAAACGGGCTGACCAAATGGAAACCGACCATTCGTTTGAGTCATATCCTGAAGATTTGGAACAGCCTCCTTGGGCTGAAGACGCCAGTCTCCGACACGCCGACCGACATCGGGGGTCGTGTTCATAAAGTCGGTATAATCCTTGGAATGATTACGGCTATTCCCCATCAAATCTATATCCCGGCGAGTAAGAGGTTTCGTGGTTGCAGGGAGAGGTTTACGACCTGACTCTGGGCTTTCACTGCGCCCATCTGCAAGTCGCTTTCCGGCAAACACAAGACCGACCACGGCTGCAATTGCCAGTGGGTCCATTATTATTAATAAGATATCTTTTTTAGCGACTAAAAGTTTTTGGTTTTTTGCTGTTATAACGCTCATTAAATCGCTCATTCTGGATGTCGGCAAAAGTGGTAATTGGATTCCACTGCAGCACGCGCAGAGGCAAATTGACATAGGTGTTGGGGAAGTCGTATGGCTTCTCGGACCAGCCCTTAGTCCAGGCTTCCGTGCTCCGTGCACGAAGTATGCTCTCGACGTCAGTCTTGTCTGCCAGGACAACTTGGGCGGGACCAATCCAAACACCCTTCTGGAGGATGTTGTGGCTATTGTCCAGAGTTGGCATTTTATTAATACTTGTCTATATTTTAATCTATCTTCCGTTTCCTGCACGCATCTGAGGTCTCTCTGGGAAGGCAGAGTAGAAGCGGTCTGGGTCGCAAGCGGCACCGCCCTGGTCGTGACACTTTGGTGCGAAGGGCTTACCATATGCGCCGTAAGCAAACGCTGCTTGGTCGTTGGGAATTGTACTTGCCGCTACAGTGTAGAAATTGCGTTCGGCATCACGCTGACGCTCAAATGGGTGAATCTGACTCCAGGCAGCCTGTACCTCTGTGCGCATGCTTGGGTACCATGCAGCGGCTGGTCGGTCGGGTGCATCTACATAATCGCTCAGAAGAACGTTGCCCATGGGATTGTCAAGTGTTGGGAGAGTCACAGAGCCGCGAAGAGGACCAGGAACGCGACCGTCAGCAGAGGCTGGGCGCATTTTTCCATCAGAAATCATATTCATAGTCATGAGGTAATACAGGATTGCAAGTGCGAGAATACAAAGGGCAAAAACACGTACATCGCGGTTAATCAGGTAAATGAGGCATGTGGCGTACAGGATGAAACGGGTCGTCGATGCGACGCGCTCGCGCGCCGTCTGGGATGCGGTCGGCCAAAAAATTAAAAGCTCGCTAGTTTTGAAAATCTCTCTTGGATCCATGCTGTAATTTAGTAAGATTTGTTTTTTAGTCCCTGGGATCTTAGTTCCTTCGGAAATCGTCTTTAGTCCAGTGCCATAAAGTCCTTCTTAGTCGCCTTGCGCTGGGGGGGCGCACCTGGAAGTCCTGGAAACCCGCCACCCGCCATGAGCTTACTCATCATTCTCTGAGCTGCAGCCATGATGTTTGCCTCGTCGAGCTCACCACCAGACTCCTTGAGTCCCTTGGCACAATTCTCCGCCTCTGACTCGATCATATTCATAAACTGAGGTGGAATCATCTGGAGAGTCACTCCAAAACCGTACAGAGAGCTCAGGTACTGCCAGATCGCCTGACGTGTCGCATCTGACACGTCATCCTTTTTCCAAATCTCATGCAAATTCAGACTCGCAACAAACTCATTATCCTCGCAAAAAAACTTGGAATCCTTCTCCATAATCTGCTGAGCCCATGGACTCAGCTTGTTCATCACCTTTTTATAGGTTTTCTCATCCTTGTGCTTTTTCAGCGCCTTTGCAATTGCAGGCTCCTCGGGGAAAGTCTGAGCAAGCTCACCGAGAAACTGGGTGTACATTTCATTAAATGCTGAGTACGACGCCATTAATACTTAAAAGATGTATTATTTTTAAGTACATGGAATATATATACACTGAACATATTGATGTGAATATTACTGAATTGAAACTTCTTTTACTTGAAATAGAAAAAGAACTATTGAAAAAGTTTGAAAATACAAAAGAACCTCATACGTGCGGGACGGGATCCAAAATATCCAATTATTTTAGTCTATACAATTTAGCTGAGAGAAATGAACCTATTCTTCAAGAATTATTTCATACAATAAAAGAAAAAATAACCAAAAAATGGGAAGCAACAAAGAAACATAGTTTTCATGCATGGCTAAATATTCACCGAAAAGGTGAAAATCTTTTTTGGCATGCACATAGTATAAAAAGCTTTACTGGTACAACTCTCCACGGATACATCTGTGTTGAAGGAGAACCTTCTAAAACTACGTATATATTCGTTGGACAAGATGATTTCATTCAGGTAAATAATAAAAACAGTACCTTTGTATGTTCTATTAATAATAAGTTTTTACACAAAGTTTCAAAATGGGAAGAGAATTATGAACGTATAACAATTGGTTTTAATATGGATCTGTCGAAACCGTTCCATTTGATCCCTGTCCCTGGCTCACGATGAAAAACACCAAAAGACCTACGAGAAAAGCTGGCTTGAAATATTCAGAATTCTTAATTTTTGCATCTCCATTCATCTTGGAACGAATGAAAATATAACCCATCGTAATTGCTGCTGCTATGATTGCGGCAGTTGAAGGCTCCTGGAAATACTGTTCCATTTTTACTAATAGACTTAAATATTAGATTTGAGGGATTTTCTTCACATCCATATCATCTGGGGCATCGTCAAAGAGATTCTGTTCCTGGGTAGGAACTGGGGTACCACCTGGAACGGAAGGAGGTGTCAACGAGTTATTGACCGTAACCGTCTCACTCCCTCCTGGAGTTTGACCAAATTGCATGTTGTTCATTGGAAGACCTTCGACGGGATCGGCGGCAGGCACCTCCTCGCCACCCGGAGGATCGAGTTCCTCAACCTCCTCCTCTTCCTCGTCAAAGTTCATACCCTCGTCGCCTGATGGCATACTCAGATACGTGTCCAAAATTTCAGACATTGGCACAAGCTGCTCGATGATTTCACATATGTGGTGGACGAAACGCTTGTGAAGCTCCTTCTTTCTGTATTCATCCGAGTGGTTCTTGTTGACGATGATATCAGGATCCTCGTAAATATCCTTGGCACACGCCTCGTAGACTCGCTGAACAAACACATCATTCGCTGGAAGCTTGATTGAAATCTTTTTCGACTTTTTATCTGTGCGAATTGAGCTCAGAATCTTGACGTGAATTACAAAGACGGCGGCAAGTAGCTTGGGAAACATGGGGTTGCCCTTGATGATAGACTCTGTATTTCGGTTTGAAATTGAAGAATTCCAAGTCTTGACATCACGGAGGAGTTGCTGGAAAACTTGTACAGTGTTCTTCCCCTTTGCCTCCTTCTGAGCTTCCAGCCAAATTTCCCAAAATGCTTCAATCATGGATGGGGTCATAGAATCACATAGCTTTTTGGTAAAACGACGCTCGGATTCACTGATAAGGTCCATAGTTAATAATATACAAGGACTTATTTAGCTTTGACTCTCCGCACACGCCGTCTGTTCACCCTGATGGATGGAGAACTCAAGGGATGAGATCTCAGTGGAGATAGACTTTTTGAGCTTTCAAAAATAAGTTTCATCCATCTGGGCATTTTGTTATTTCCGTATCCGATAGGTCCGTACCGAGGCGAGTTAGTCATTTATTATTTACTAGGTTTCTTTCTCAGGGTACTCGCCATCTTCTGTAAATTCACGAGGCTGGGGAGTTCCACCTCCTCAACCTCCTCTGGAAGCATCTGGTGTATGGGAGGTTTCTTCCACCACACCTTTATGTCTAGGGGACCTATGAGATTTATAATATATCCCAGCCGATGAAGCTGTCGACACATGTACCGTACAGTCGTGGGGAGATCGTGTCTTGGAAAACCAATCAAAAATACAGGAACTGTCAAGACACACTCCTTCTGACCGAGCTGTACTGAAGTTTTAATTTTCCTACAAAATTGCTCGAGAAGAGCTTTATAAAACTCTTTTCGAGCACTTTTACGAGAATTCTCCATTTTCGCAATGTCTTGGGCAGACACTGACATCTAATTTTAGTTTAGAATTAGGAACGAGTCCCCAGGCGCATGTCAGACACAACTGGCGTCTCTGGGCGAGTTGCCAAAAGTGCCTTGAGTTGCGCGGCGGAACTGTTCTCTATATCTTTATAGGGTTTGTACTTGTCAGGCTGGTATCCAGTACTAAAGTCTTTTTTTGCAAACTCCGATATGTTTATGATTTCAACATTTCCGTCTTCACCGATCTTTGATACGACATCGTACTGGGATCCAAGGAACTTGCGGGTATTGTAAAACATGAATCGGCTCGCATAAGAACCGTCAGCCTGGAGATTAACGAAGAGTGTCTCGAGGGGCTGCTCATCTGGTTTGGTCTGTTGGACCTTTTCGATGATTGCCTGAATCACATCAGGTGAGATGGGAGAATTTCCGTCAGCTGCCATTGGGGCGACGTACCCAGACAAATTGACACGGCTGTTCCATACCAGGAAGACCACAATAATCACAAGCAGTAGGATCATAATGTCTTTCATTATTAATAGACTGCGAAATTCTTCTGTTCAAAAAAAGTCAACTAATTCAAATGGCCTTGCTGGTCTATTCTGACAAGTGTAAATTTTCGAGTCAAATTATCGAATATATTAAGACTCAGCCTTCTCTGAATGAGATTATTCGGTACCATAATATCACAAACCTCGGTGTTCCATCGAAGAAGATTACCATGGTGCCCACGATCGTTACAAATGAAGGAGTTATGAAGATTGGCGGGGATATTAAGCCCTGGCTCGAGTCTATGATTCCGTTCGAGTTTGAATCATGGTATCCTAATTCAATCTCATGTACAAATATAGACGGCACTGAAACGCCATCCCTTTTTGAATTTGATAAATTTGGGCAGCAGCTTCAACCAGAGATTACCCCTGAACTGGAAGCTAAAATTTCCACAGATATAGCAGATGCTATGCAAAAAATCAGAAGTTCAGCCACTTAGAGGAAAAAAACGCACACTTATTAATGCATCTAAAGACTATCCAAGCTTCGGCTCTCAAGTCAGTTTTTGAAGTGCTGAAGGATATCATCAATGATGTAAATGTGTATTTTACAGAAAAGGGTGTTCATGTCTTGACGCTTGACACCGCCCGCGTTACCCTTGTGCATATGGTCCTAGGGGCTGAGAATTTTGAGGAGTATGAATGTCCTGGTGATATCATCGCAGGTTTGAACATGGCAAATGTTTATAAACTTCTCAAAGCTATCACGAGTCAGGACACATTGACCATGTCCATCACTGGTCGAGACTATATGGATATCACCATAGAAAACACAGCCAAGAAATCATTTACTAATTTTAAACTAAAATTGCTTGACATTAATGAGGACATACTGGATCTCCCGGATATTCATATGAACTTGGTGACAACCATGCCATCTATTGACTTTCAGAGATATACCCGGGATATGGGTAATCTTTCAAATGAAATTAGAATTTTCCGTCACGGACACAATCTGGAGTTGAGCTGTGTAGGAGATTTTGCAAATCAAAAAACTGATATCGAGTGTGCGGACAAGGGTCCTGACGAGCGAGTCGGTGGTTGCTTCAGTCTCAAGTACATCAACCTTTTTACAAAGGCGACAAACATGTGTTCCAGTATCCAAATTATGCAGGACTCAACGAACGATAATATGCCAATCGTTTTCAGATATACAATAGCAAATCTCGGTGATTTGAAATTTTATTTGGCTCCAAAAATTGATTAATTAAGAGTTATTATAGTTTTGAAATGAATGGAAGCAAGGTACGATGAAAGGATAAGGAACTGTAAATCTGCGGACGAGTTGGCGGACTATTTACTCATGTGCGTCCCTGTTATTCGTGAGTATACTGGAATAAACGCGCCGACCGTCTCCACGACTAAGACAGTTGCAAACCTCCAGATTGGGTCACGCACGGGTGTGAAGAGAAAGGACATCTATCAGAAATATTTAAAAGAGGTTGAGGATCAAGATCAATGCAATGAGAAAAAGTGCGAGATAGACGTGGATCCGTGTAAAAACTGCGGAAAGACGTTTACAAAGATGCACGATGAACAACAAAGTGACATGATATGTACAGAGTGTGGATACACAGAGTATTATCTATCGGAAGAGCTTGGATTCAAGGAGGAGCAGGAGATTGAGAAGAATGTCGTGTATTCCTACAAACGTGAGAACCATTTTAACGAATGGATTTCACAGTTTCAGGCGAAGGAGTCGACTAGCGTCCCCGAGGATGTCATAGGGCAACTCAGGACTGAATTTAGGAAGATGAAGATTAAGAATTTAGATGAGATTACTCACGAAAAGGTGCGAGTCTTGTTGAAGAAGATTGACAAGAACAAGTACTATGAACACGCACCCTATATTGCAACAATCCTAGGCGGTATCACTCCTCCAACGATGGACCAACCACTTGAAGACAAGCTCCGTCTTATGTTTCACAAGATTCAAGCACCGTTCGAGAAGCATAAACCTGCGGCACGTAAAAACTTTTTGAGTTATTCATATGTTCTTTATAAAATGTGTGAATTGCTCGAGGAAGATAAATATCTTCCTTGTTTTCCTTTGCTCAAGTCAAAGGAGAAACTGTATATCCAGGATCAGATATGGAAGAAAATATGCGATGAACTCGAGTGGGAGTTCATCAAGACAATCTAGGGTCTTACTAATTTTGAATCAAAATTGATTCAATCTCGGGAGTGGCTGACTGACCCATGGGGAAGTTGATGAGGTACCCTTTCTGGAGACCCAGGAGTCTCATGTAATTTTGAATTTGAATTCGAAATTGCTCTGTAAGGCGTGAGACTGACTTGAGTTCTATGACGGTGTCGCCCACGATGAGGTCAGCCCTTACGTGACCGACATTTAGACCCTCATAATATACGGGAATTATCCTTTCCGTATCGTATGAGATTCCGCGCTTTCTCAGAGCCACCTCAAAGGCTGAGTGGTACACACTCTCCGAGTACCCTGGACCGAGGGAAGACCATATGTCCTGAGCAATAGCTTCCATGAATTTTAAACTAAAATTAGTTTTAAGCCAGTCTCCGTGCTACACTTCGAAGAAAATACCCACCGGGCATTCCTTGTGTTCCGTATCTTAACCCCGCTTCATAGAGTGCATTTCCGTGTTTGTTTGAATATATTTTTACGAGGTTCTGAAGTTTTCTTGCTACTTGGAGCTTGGTGCGAGGACCGAGTGCAGCCGCTCCTCCAGGCAAAGCACCGTACGCTCTAAAAATAGCATTTGCTTTTGCGTTCAGGTTTGCAGAATTTCCTGGTAAAGCACTATAATTTCTTATAGAGTTGACTAATGTTAAATATTCCTGCGACTGTCCGGTGAGTCTTATAACATTTTTAAGCTTGTTTATAGCTTGCAGAAGTTTCGCCTTGGAGTTTGCACGCCGAACGGGTGCACGACGCACGCGCGGTGTCGCCTGTCTGTGCTGTGCAGCATTTAAAGATGCGGCAAGAACAGCCAGCCGTTGAGCAGTGACGGGTCTTCCTGCACTTCCGGCAATCGACATCGACCGAGTTCGCCGAGGAGATGGCATCTTATTATTATAAAATATTTAAAGTCAGTTCCTACGGAACTGTTCAGTGCGCGACTGGTTTTTAAAGTGTCAGTCTCAGAGTTGCCGCGCCGTAATTGAGTAAACGAGCTGGAGTCGTACGTTCGAGACCGCGAACACGGAGTTCCTCTCGAACAATACCTGCAACATTTTCAGTTGCAAAATATTTCAAGCTTGAAACAAGCCATGCAATCATAGTGATGATACCAGTCCTGACCATTTCTGCATTGGCAGCAGTTCGCCCGGTGAGACGAGCAAAACTCGAGTTATTATACTTGTGAATTTTGTTTATAAAATTTGATGTACGTGCACCGCCGTTTCGGTAACTCATGGTAAATGCCATAGTTCCAACTGCCATATTAGCGACATTTGGACGCAGCGTGCCCGTCTGAAATTTGCGGTAAAGAACTGCCGCTATAGATGACGCACCCGCCTCAATGACATTTTCGTGTCCTGCGAAGCAGGTCTGGACTATATTTTTGAATTTTAAAAAGGAATTGAGAATAGAGCGACGCACCTTGAGTGCATCCGCAGCAGACATTTCCATGGCGTAGTTATTAAGATATAAAAGAACCACGAGCGTGATAATCAGAGCAACAATACGACGTACCTGACCCTGACGGAGACGTGGACGCCCATTGTTGTTCCGGTTAGGAGACCTGTTAGGAGACCTGTTAGGAGACCGGTACCGAACGAGACTTGCGCTTGGCATATACTATCTCACAACACTTTTATATAGAATTTTTGGAGCTTTGCGAACGACCGACCATTTCAAGGCATTGTAGTGGCTGGGCGCATATGTACGCATCTTGTTGAGCGCGCCAAGAGCAATTTGTTTAGTATGAGGCGAGAAATTACCTGGTGAAAAGTAATAATTTACCATTGCATTGACCAGGTTATTTGCGTGTCTGTTTCTGGTAGCATTTGTTGCAAGACTGAAATTTATCGCGCTTCTTCCGAGCGCCTGAGCGTGACGATTATTCGCGAGTCCACTGATCTTTATGGCTGCAGGTAAAAGAGTTTTAGCCATTTGGACTGTAGCTTTACCTGCAACTGCTCGAGCAGTTCTGGAATTTGCGGCAAGTGAAAATGGACCTCCAACCAGACGAGACGGTGGTCGACTTGCCATTTCTATTTACGACCAAAATTCTTGGAGTACTTGGCATGGACCCATTTGGCATCAGCCTTGTAGATGCGCGATGCACGGGGGGCTGTGCGCTTGGTCAATGTGCTGATGGCAACAAGACGCTTGATAACTGCATGGGGATCCTCCTTGCCCTTGGTCACGGCACGCACTAGCGACTTGTGGCGATTTGTCATCGCCTCAACTGGGTGGTAACCGTAACGGGTCAACATACCCTTCTTGAGCTTGCCGATAATTTTGGGACCTTTTCCGGCGGCACCCACGTCTGGAATGGGAACTGGACGCACGCGGGTCACGCCTGCTTTGCGCACATAGGAAAAGGTTTTGCCTTTCCTATGGACTGTGATTCTCTTGGCACTACGACGCATCGTGTACCCTGATCGAAGAATAGAACTCATTGTTATCTTTTACTCGGAAAAATTTTGGGAAACCCCAATCATAAACATTTTGAGTTTATTTTCATTTGACGCACCAAAATCATAAACATCAATATTTGGAGCATATATGTCATGGACAGGAATCGTATAGACGTGCCTCATTTTCATAACAGAATTCAAAATACTGAGTGCATACGTTTTGAGATTTTTGATTTCCGTAAGGCGACCCCACCCTATACGGATAGCCAACACATCTGAACACCCTACAAAAGGTCCAGCGGGAATAGCCTCAAACATCGCACCGTCTATATAATTGTATCCATCTGCAAGCTTTACAGGCGAAAACAAAAAAGGGACGGCGATGGTCGCCGAGACTGCATCGAGGACACTCATATCCGGTGACGAGTCTATATTAAAGTAAACAGTCTTCATGAAATCCACACAGTATGTGGGTATGTGAAGTTTGATGGGATTCCATTCGTAAAGCTCTTTGAATGTAATTTCATTTTTCCCCGTGAATTTTTTACACATATCCACGAGAATTTTTCGGATCTTTTTAGGCGAAACAAGTCCGTAATTACTCACTAGACTTTTGATACTAGGTTTCATCAATGTTCTAATAGGGATATTCATTGAATAATCGAGCATTTCATTAATGTTACCTCTTGAAAGGACATATACAAATGAAACGAGTCCTCCGGCGCTTGCACCCGATATTTCTTTGAGTTCATCGAGTTGTCCCTCCTGTTTGAGTTTGGACAAGACTCCGAGGTACATGAAATACCCCATAGCCCCGGGACCTATAACGAGGTTTTTCACCATCTTCTATGAGTTCCGTTTAATAATATTCTGGAAACTGACCGCGAAGTAATGCATAAAAAAGGGAAAATACGACGGCATGAATACCGACTGCGGTTGGTCCCGAAGTAATGCTTAAAATAACCCCTGGGGTCAGTGCCACAAACAGCACTCCTGGGACGATGATATCAGCGGTTGTCATATTGAATTTAAACACAAACTTAATAATCAGGTAATTAAATATGCAAAGAAGGAGGGCGTGCATGCACACCTGAACCAAAAGACCTGAACCGGGTGGGATTCCCACCAAGAGTCCAGGGCTTAAGATTGCAAACAAAAGTGCGGGTGTAAACACTTTTGGAGATGTAATATCAATCATTTATTATATGTTTACATTAATATCGAACCACTTGTAGAAATTTTCAGGTTCGATTCGCTCCTTTACTATCAAGACGCGCCTGATCGCTTTCCACGCCTGGTTTGCGTGTTCTGTTGGATCAGATGTATAATATAATTCAGGTCGCAGTAGCAGTTCAACAAACTTCGTGTAGGTGCAAGTATTTTTCAGCATGAGATAGTTGTCATTGACGTACTCGTTGAAGATGCTCCAGCCATCGTGAATTTCCTCAGAATACAAAGCTTCCCAATCTTCAGGTTCAAGTTCTTGATCAAAATCATCTAAATCGTCAGAATCCCACGACTCTTCAAAATTGTATGCATCGCGCGAGTATTCATCATTGATACCCATTTCGACTTGATATAGTTACGTTCAGTCTCTCTAAGACAGGAGCTTACTGATTCCAGATACGTTGACGCCTGCAACCTCCTTGACGTCGACTGCGTCCTGGATGGCGTTGAAAGCACCCTCGACCTGAGCCTCGTTTCCGCCAAAAAAGGTGTGCAGACCCTTGCGGATAACCTCCTTTGTGATACTACCCTTGACCGTTTTAACCTTGAAGTTCACCTTGACCTTGTCCTGGACATTCACGGTATCAATGTTGTGTTCCCCCATATGTTTAGTCACAAACTTGCGAAGCTCCTTTTCACGCTGATTGAGCGTTGAGAGATCTTTGCGAGCTGCGGCGAGCTGGGTCTTTATAGAGATCCACTCATTCGTAGCATTTTTGAAATCCATTCCTAATAAAAACGGTCTATTTTTTAAGCCGGTCGAAATTTACTGATACTCGCGCTCAATCTCAAACTTGGGGCGCATCACATCGGGGGGGATGGTGCTGAGGTTGAAGATGCTGACTGGGGTGCGGGGGTTGAGGGGCTCGCTGCGGAAGTCGCGGTTGGCGTTGCGCAGGACGCCGCCGATGGTCTCTGGGTAGCCGATCTGACTGCGGGGGTCCAGGTAGTTCTGGTTACCCAGGATCTTGTCTGGGCTGAACTGACCAAAGTCCTCGGTGGCGACCACGTCGCGGGGGATCAGGCTGGCGGAGGACACTGAGCTGCCACCGGTCGCACCTCCTGAGTAGGGAGCACCCATGCCGGTTTTAGATTGGTTCTGTGCGCCGCTGTCATTTACAGCGTTAAAGCCAATTGGATGAGCTGATGCATATGAGCTCTTGCGGCATGTAGGGGCAAAAACAAGCAGGAGGATGACTGCCACCAGAACCATAATTGCCAGTCCCTTGCGATTCATTATTATAAGTTGGTGATATTTTTTTGGCTGGAGAGGACAAGTCCTAAGGACTTGGGACTCAATCCAAATAATCTGCTGGGTCATCATCCTCCTCGGGGTCGTCCGTGAACAGGTACTCCTTGGGGAAAGTTGCCTTCTGCGAGCCACTCCGGACGCGCACCTGGACGACGCGCCAGATGGGACCGAACGACTTTTTCAGGAACCACAAACCAGACAGCTCGAGCAGCACATCACACTTTGAGTCTGGTGCCACCTCCTGGAGTTCAATAGGATTTTTCCGAATGTCAAAGGCTGTGGTGACCACCTCACCCTTGACCGTTGCCAGTGTCGCGCTGATGACATCGTCAGTCACACTCTCCTGGAAGGCGTTTGCGATCGTCTCGTCGCTGAGCTCCTTGCCGAACCACTCAACGCGGGACGCCTTGGCCTGTGTAAGCAGCTCGTTATCAATAGTAGTAAACAAATTAGAATTTTCAACCTTGAAATTGACCGACTTGGCGGTCAGTGAATCCTGGAGCGTCACGCCGTTCACCTGATGACGAGACCCATTAATCTTCAGAAAATATCGACCGTCTGGCAGTTTCTGGGGCTTTCCGTACTCCATTGTACTATAAACAAAAATATTCTTTAATGTTAGATGAGCGCGAGTTGCAGTGCTGAATTTGTAAACTCAGGATGCCAGTGTTTGACCGACCCCCTGGATATAACAACATCGATATGCGGATACATAAACAGACAGAACGGTCTGGTGTATCCGTGCGACCTGGGGTGTTGCATTCCCAAATGTCAAAATGTCGGTCCGTACCCAATTTTCGGTGAAGACTTTCGTCCAGCTGGGGGCGGCTCGTTGCCTCCAGGTTTCAATGTGAATTTACCACAGAGTGACAAACCTTCAGAAATAAAGGGGTCTGCACCGTTTTTTAACCCACAGCCTGCAGATGAGAAGGTTTGGCAAATTTTTTTCAAAGGTTTCGTGATTTTGGTCGTGATTCTACTCACAGCAATAGCACTTAAAGCCCTGTCTCGTGTGTAGAGTATAAGATGGCTACCACCACCGATGCCCCCGTAACTCTCGACACCCTGATGAAGGAGCTCAAGGCTGTGCGCAAGGAGATTCGCAAGATTCGCCAGCACATTGAGGACCCTACCGGTGAGAAGCAGGAGGCTCGCACCAAGAACAACGGTTTCAATAAGCCCCAGAAGGTGACCGATGCTCTGCGCACCTTCCTGAGCCTGGGTCCCGAGGAGATGATCTCTCGCTCCCAGGTATCTAACCACATGAACAAGTACTTTGAGACGAACGGTCTGAAGGCAGGGCAGAAGATTAGCCTCGATGATAAGCTGAAGTCTCTGCTGGAGGTTCCAGAGGGTGTTCAGCTGACGTTCCTGAACCTGCAGCACTACCTGAGCAAGCACTACATCAAGGACGAGACGGCGGAGAAGAAGCCACGTGCCAAGAAGGTGCCAGACACCCCAATCGCGGCAGCAACCTCGACCGATGCTACCGTCCCAAAGGAGAAGAAGGTTCGCCCAAAGGTGGCAAAGCCAGCGGCGACTGCCTGAATCAGACTGACTTAAAACTAAACCTTGTGTGTAATATAACATAACCAATGGAGTCTCCTCCACCTTTGTCGCGTGATGAACTAAATACCCTTGTCGGGACAAAAATCAAAAATATCGAACTGTATCAACGGGCTTTCACTCACAAAAGCGCGTTGAAGCGGTACTCGGGTCTTACAGGCTCTTATGAAACTCTTGAATTTATGGGCGACTCGGTCCTAGGATTTATCATTACAAAACACCTGTTCGATCTCCATGAAAAGGAACAGGAGGGGTTTCTCACCAAAGCCCGAACGAAAATGGTCCGGGGCAAGACTCTTTGTGAAATTTCCAAAGTGCTTGGACTCGATAAACTCATATTGATGGATGAAAAGGGTGAGCGTAATGGATGGAATACAAATGAACACATCATGGAGGATGCATTCGAGGCGCTCGTAGGTGCAATTTATCTGGATCTCGGGATGATTCACGCCAAGAATTTCATCCTCAATTCATTCACAAAAGTTCAGACGTCATTGGTTGATGATAACTACAAGGACCAGCTCATGCGGTGGTGTCAGGCTCTCAAGTACGCCTTGCCCGAGTACCGTTTGTCCGGGCAATTTAACGGACAGTTTTTCATAACCGTCGTGGTTGATGGAATGGATTGCGGTTCTGGATTTGCATCGACTAAAAAACAAGCTGAACAAAATGCTGCTGAGATTGTACTTAAAACCGACCCACGTTTTAAGAATAAGAAGATCCCCGTCAATGGACCAAGACAGGATTCTGAGTCGCGCGAAGGAGCTTCTCGCGGCTGAATATGCAGAACAAAGATCACAGGAATGGTTAGATTTGCGCGACAACATGATTACAGCGAGTGACATTGCAAGCGCAATTGGTGAGAATCACTACGAAAGTGTAGACGCTTTTATTAAGAAAAAGGTACTCAAGACTAAGTGGGCAGGAAACGCCGCCACACAGCACGGGACGCTCCTCGAGCCCTTTGTACGGGACTTGTACGATCAGACGACCGGGCGCAAATCCCATGAGATTGGGCTCGTTCGACACCGCACGTACACTTGGCTCGGCGCATCACCTGACGGGATTACGGAGGATGGGCTACTCATAGAAATCAAGTGTCCTTTGACCCGTAAAATAGAGGCTAAAGTTCCTAAACACTACTTACCCCAAGTTCAACTCCAGCTGGAAATTACGGACCTTGAGGAGTGTGATTTTATTCAATTTAAGCCTCAAACTGATGATAAACCCCAGGAGTTTGTCATCGTAAGGGTCAAGCGGGACCGCGAGTGGTTTACGACGAATTTCCCAGCTATGCAAAAAGCGTGGGACCGTATAGTTGCTGGTCGGACCCACGGTTTATGCGAGATTGCAGAGGATGTCGAGCCGCCTCCCTGGGTTAGAGAAGAAATCTCTTGTGAGATCAAGGAAGATGACTTGCAAACACAAGAACAAGTTTCTGACGTGCAAGGATTGTAAGATGCAGTGCTGCGCTGGGTGCATCCAATCCGAGGCTCATTCGTGTCCGATGTTGGCACAGCGTGTGCTAGCTGCACGGGAGGAACTTGCAAAGAAACTGCCTAAGGTGGAAGCTCCAAAGATTATCAAAATCATTTGAGTTTCATGCGCCCGAAAAAATAAACCAAAATTACGGCAATCAAAAGAATCAAAAGAAGATTGATATCTTTTGAAGAGCCTGCCCCACCGACTGAGCGCCCAGTTTCCCAACTCCATGGGAGCTGGGGGCGGCGCCACGTCACGCGCCCGTTCGAGTACTCAAACTTGCGCGCAGGAAATGGGCTATACGGCGCCACACTGGGTGCTGCGGTCTTTAAGTACATATTCCCCGCGGTGTCCGTAGTGTTCATGACTGGAATGACTGCATTCACCTGCATTGGTGTCTCATCAATGCCGGTAACGTATGAGCCATCCATAAAAAGGTCCTTTCGGAAACCATCCTTGTTGATTCCGAAATCACCGGTCCAGGTTGTAGGGTTAAACTTATCAATCTGGAGACGGTCATCGATCATAAGTGTCGATGCCATTCTATTATTAAGTAGCTACATTTTCTTTGTAAACTTTTGTTTTGATTTTCTGCCTGTGGAGTTCCCACATTTCGTCAAGGTCCACGTTGAGCATATGAGCCAGCTGGAAGAGGTAACTGAAGACGTCCCCCATTTCCATAGCAACGTCTGTTCCCCTGTCCTTTTTGAGTCCAGTCTTTTTGTATATCCTCTGGCTTTGTCTAATTGAAGATGCCAATTCTCCCATTTCTTCATTAAGCAACATCCAGACGACACTGACGTGTGCTTTGTCCCACCCTTTCTGTTTGCACATCGTAGCGGTTTCATCACGAAACCTATTCATTAATGATTTTATGCGTTGACTCTCTATCTGGTGTCCAGTTTCTGAAGAACCCCTCGAAACTTGAATAGAATTAACACAGCAAAAAGCAGAAACACGAGTTCTGTACCAATCTTCCAGTTTTCAACCACATTGGGATTTTCAGTTCGTTTTTCTGCCCATGGTTCTATGACTGCATTGCTAAACAGCCTGATGGCGCGCTCGATGACGAAAAATATGAGGAAACCTATGATGATATCGTCAAGAGCGCGCATCTCTACTAAGTTGAAACATTATTTCATAGCCTGAATCATACGATACACTGCATACACACAAATTATACAGTTAATGCATCCAAAAATTCCCTGAAATACACTGGGACACGTTTGATCTTTCTTATTCAAACACACCATACTCGACGAGAACCATGAGATGCACTGTACGACCATCTGTGCCACACACGAGGCGATGCAAATCATAAGAACATCAGAGAACGCCATTCCTAGAATATACCAAATTTAAAATTTGTGGGAAGCTTGTTACCATATGTACTTGTGTTGGTGGGTGCAGCCATAGGTACTGGGTTTGAGCTAATATCGCGCAGATAGACGGCCTGTTGCAGCAAACCAGTCGAGATTGTGGGAAGTGCGCGCTTCACCACCTCGGCATTCATAGCGGAAACTTGCTGACGCACATTTGTGCTTGGATCTCTGACGAGATCTGTGTAAACCGCACGCATCAGAGCTTGGAGGTCATTATCATTTTGCTTGGAAATAGACAACCCAGTCTTTGCCTTGATGCTCGAAATAATGTTCGAGTGGATTCCCCCGCGGTTAAACTCTGAAAAGAATGCATCACCCAGGGGCGTTCCGACCGAAAGACGGATTGGCTTGCGAGCATAAGTCTCCATTTACATATGCACATAAAAAAAACAAACGTGAAAATTACAATGAAGGTCATCAAGCGTTCTGGTGATAATGTCGAGATGCTATTTGACAAAGTGACCCAGCGAATTTCAAAACTAAATCAAGCACCAGAATTCACACCTCTGAATGTCCAACCAGACAAGGTGGCTCAGAAGGTTTTCACGAGCATGTACGACGGCATCTCTACGAGTGAGATTGATAATCTTACAGCCGAGGTGGCAATCGGTATGATCACAGAGAACCCTGACTATGAGACTCTGGCGATGCGCGTGACCGTTTCGAACCTTCAGAAGACGTGTCCAAAAACATTTAGCGATGCGATGGTCGGGCTGCACGTCAAGGGGATCGTGTCCGATGGATTCATGAAGTACTTGTCTCTCAATATGGACACGTGGATTCAGCCGAAGCGTGATTACGATTTCGGATATTTTGGGATCAAGACTCTCCAACGTGGTTATCTGAACCAGGGTGAGACCCCACAGTATCTATTTATGCGAGTAGCTGTGGGAATTCACGGAGACGACTATCGACGTGTAAGGGAGACATATGACCTCATGTCCCAAAAGTATTTTACCCACGCGACGCCAACTCTGTTCAACGCCGGGACGCCTCGCCCACAGATGTCAAGCTGTTTCCTAGTAGCCATGAAGGATGATTCGATTGAGGGCATCTACGACACGCTCAAGGAGTGCGCTCAGATTTCCAAGTGGTCTGGGGGTATCGGAATCCACTGTTCGAACATCCGAGCGAATGGTTCACCAATCAAGGGAACGAATGGAGTGGCTGACGGTATAGTACCCATGCTCCGCGTATTCAACAACACAGCCCGGTATGTGAATCAGGGTGGTGGGAAGCGCAAGGGCTCCTTTGCCATTTACCTCGAGCCTTGGCACTCTGACATCATGGAGTTTCTGGAGTTGCGTCTCAACCAGGGTGACGAGGAGATGCGGTGCCGAGACCTTTTCACGGCGATGTGGATTCCTGACCTTTTCATGCAAAAGGTTGAAAAGGACGAGGATTGGTACCTGATGTGCCCCAGCGAGTGTCCCGAACTCCCCGACGTGCACGGCGAGACGTTTAATGAGCTCTATAGAATGTACGTGGCACAGGGGCGTTTCAAGAGGAAAGTCAAGGCGCGCGAGGTGTGGGATGCGATCCTGAAGAGCCAAGTGGAGACAGGAACGCCCTATATGTGTTACAAGGATGCAGTCAACGCCAAGTCAAACCAGAAGAATATAGGCGTCGTCAAGTCGAGCAATCTGTGCACCGAGATTATGGAGGTCAGTGGATCGGACGAGACTGCCGTGTGTAACCTGGCGAGCATCTGTTTGCCAACCTTTGTGATTGAGTCTGCGTGGGGAAATAGTGAAGGTGAGAGCGGGACCAATATCGAGTTTGATTTTCAAAAGCTTGCCGAAGTGACTCGGGTTATCACACGTAACTTGAACCGTGTCATCGATAAGAATTATTATCCTACAGAAGCGGCACGCAAATCAAACTTGCGTCACCGCCCCATCGGTATCGGGGTCCAGGGTCTGGCGGACGTTTTCATGATGCTCGGTCTTTCGTTTGATGAGCAATTGTCACGAAATATTCACAGGGAAATTTTTGAAGTTATCTATTATGCGGCGCTCGAGGAGTCGTGTCAGCTTGCAAAGGAGGAGGGACCGTACGAGACGTTCCGTGGATCGCCAGCTCATGAGGGTTTGCTTCAATTTGACATGTGGGGTGTTCAGAAACATGGGTTCGACAATCTCAAGACTCAAATCGTCAAGTGGGGTCTGCGCAATTCCCTGCTTGTGGCACCCATGCCAACTGCTAGTACGGCGCAAATTATGGGGAACAACGAGGCGTTCGAGCCGTACACGACCAACATCTACCTGCGTCGGACCCTAGCGGGTGAGTTTGTGATGGTCAATAAACACCTCGTCAAGGATCTCCAGAAAATTAACAAGTGGAACCCACAAATCAAGACGGAGATTATCAGAAACGGTGGGTCTGTTCAGAACTTGGAAATTCCTCTGCGTCTCAAGGAGATTTATAGGACCGTATGGGAGATTCCACAAAAGAGTCTGATTGATATGGCGGCTGACCGCGGGATCTTCATCGATCAGTCTCAGTCCCTGAATATTTTCATGGAAAATCCAACACTGGCGAAGCTTTCGAGCATGCACATGTACGGCTGGAATAAGGGGCTCAAGACGGGTATGTACTACCTGCGGACTCGCTCAAAGGCAAAGGCACAACAGGTGACGGTGCCAGTTGCGCTTACGAAGGAGGCGTGCTCCCTCGCCAACCCTGAAAGTTGTGAGATGTGTTCAGGCTGATTACTTAAAAATTAAAAAATTGAGTCTAATATGTTGGATCCAATAATATGGAAGAATTTACCAACAGAATTAGTTCGAAAAATAATTGAATGGTCCGAACCATCGATCGATGTTCAATTATGTTTCAAAATTCCTCCAAAAAAAATAAAGGAGGCAAAGGCGTGGCGACTCTGGTGGCTCCTCAAGTCCCACGACGGTATAATTTATAATATAGAATCAAAAACCCTTCATAACTTTCGTGTCGCTGGGTTTCACTTGATTAGAAGACCTATAGAACTCAATTACCACACTGCGGGTCTATGGATTTTTAACGATAAAGAAGAGGAACACACGCTCGAGATGATATCTCCCTATGGGACTTTTCAGTCATTCATAACATGTGATCACTGGGCGACCGAAATGCGCGTCCTTTTGAAAGGGTCTGGAATAGTTTCACTTGCGTCCAGTCATGTGCCATAATTTATTGGTCCAATTTTGCCAGTTGTTTTGGGAGGTGCCATAGCGTCCGCGCTCTATGCCCTGTGCGAACAGATTCCGGCGGATCTGTGAACTCGTGGAGTTGCGGACGAGCTCGTTGACCACCTGATTTCTCATACCATGGAGTCTGGACATTTGTTTTTTATAAATGTTGCGCGCCGCTCGCGTGGCGTTTATGTAATTCGGGTCACGAAGGGCGTTGAGCGCCTTGGCTTGTTCATAGAGTCGCTTTTTTTGAGCGTTATGGCTCTTATTAATATTTCCTTTGGACTTGTCTAGTCTCTGGACGAGCGCGAGCAGTCTGCGGTTCCGGGCGTTTGCCGCCGCGGCTTGGGCTCGGAGGTTGCGAATAGTCTGTGAAGAACCCTTCACAGCCTGGCGAAGTCTGTTCCACCGTCTAGTGGAATTTGATTTCTCGTTGATTGGCGACAGACCTGACGCGCGTCGCGTTGCACTTGGGCGGTATTGGCGAGGTGACTGACCCTTTATAGTATGACCCATTAGTACTTAAAAATACCAGACATTTTATTTATAATGGTATTCTGGAATGAAATTGACCGCGCGACTATCGACTGGACTCAGTTTGGAAAGGAAGAGGGGCGCTGGAAGTATAAGCTCGGTAATGGACCTCTACGGTTCCAGATACCACGCGGCAAGTGTACATGGGGCGTCTCAGCCTTCAAGGCTTTTCAGGTTGAAATTACTGATCCACAATTCGTCCAGTGGTGGAGAGATCTCGAGTCTCAGATATGCCCCCAGGGACCATTCAATACGAATCTAAGACTAGATCGTGACGGAACCTACTCACTTCGTCTCAAGATTGATGATGCGACATATATTTTTGATAAAAATTCAAAGCAGGTCACGCCTGTAGTTGAAGAGGGACTCTTCAAGGGGCAAGACCTGTCTTGTTTGATTGACATAGAGTCTAATTACTTTTTTAGGGATACTTGGGGACTTACCGTACGGGCTTACCAGGTGAAATATTACGGGGAACATGAGGAAGCAAAAATAGAGATTAATGAGGAGCCTCTTAAAAAGGGAATCTGCGCGTTTATTTAGTAGCGACGCACCACTCGCCGGCGCCGGGGTGGGACGCGGTACGCACCTGACTTGGCTGGAACGTACGCTGATGACCCATAATAATAGTTTGACTTTACCGGAACAATACGCTTTCCATTGTTCCTGTAAGCTATATTTGAGTTTCTGATAGGGCGTTTCTTATTATTCATATTGTAAATAAAGAGGAGCCCGCGATTATTCTCGAAAACCCATCGCTTGTCGCGATTTAGTTTTTTAGTTTTAGTCACCTTATTTTTACCGTTATTTGAGAAAAGACGCAGCAGATTTTCTCTACTGACCATTAATTTAAGGTGTGAAAATTATTTACTTGCTGTAGATTGCGCGCGCGCGAGTAAGCAGGGGTCCCTGGACCAGCGCAAAGCCCTTTATGCCCAGCTCTTTCTTTGCCTTCTGGACAGCCTTAATCCATGGGTTGGTCTTCTCATCCTTGGACTTTGCCTTGGACACAAGCTCACCTGACTTGCGGTCTTTCTTGATGTCCTTCTTGGTCAGACCGCCTGCAGTCTGGGTGGCAGTGCCGTGGTACACTTGGGCGCGGGAACCGACAGTCATTTTACTAAGGGACGATATTTTATTTGAAAATGGTCGTTGCATTACAAAGCAAAAATCTTCTTCAGGGTTTGCACGTTAATCTTGGTCTTGGGAATGTTGGGGATGACCGACTCGAGCCGCGGGTCGTTCAGGATTTCAGCGCAAATCTTCGCCTTGCCCTCCTGCAAATTCATGATGCTCATTTCCACGCTGGGAAGCGAGTCATCACCTGTGTACACCAGTCTCCGCACCGTCACCTCCCGCAGCTGCCCCGTGCGATGCGCCCGCCCGATCGCCTGCAATTCCGTCGCCGGATTCCAGCTGGGGGTGGTGATGTAAACCCGCGTCGCCTCTTGGAGGTTAAGACCCACGCCGCCCGCCTTAATCTGGATAAGCAGTACCGCATTCGCCGGTCCCGTCTTAAACTCGGCTATGCACTTGTCCCGGTTTTCGCCAGTTACCGAGCCGTCGATGCGCAAAACTGGCACCTCGATATCAGCCAGCCGCTTGTGAATCTCATTCATCTCACCGGTAAACTGGCAAAAAATCAGGCTCTTTTCCTTGGGGTGGGTCTGGATAAGCTCCGTAAGGGTTTCCATCTTTTTGGAGCGCCCCTCCCATAGGACCGGATCCGACTCCTCCTTTTTAGCCATACCGTCCAGGTAAAGCTGGGGGAAGCATAGCACTTGCCGCACACGCAAGAGTGCTTCCAGGAGTTCCATCTGGCGGTGGTTCACATTAGCCAGCTTGGAAATAGACCGGACCACGTCCTGCCCATAGCCGAATACCTCGGAATAAAGCTCACGCTCCTCTGGGTACATCTCAAGCTCCAAATTCTCAAAGTCGCACTTGGGCAGCTCCAGACGCTTATTGTGCTGAGCCAAATCCACCTTGGTACGCCGCAGCACATATTGCTTGCGGACGTCCTCAGTATAGCCCTGGGTGTACTCACGTGGCATACCCAGCCAAGCCGCAAGGGTCACGAAATCACGCATCGAATTGAAGACTGGGGTACCCGTCAGAATCCAGTGAATCTTTGTCCGAAGGGTTTTGCAGACGATATAGGTCTTGCTCTTGGGGTTGCGAATCTCGTGACCCTCGTCGAGAATTACGCGGTCCCAATCGACCGCCGTAAGAGGGCACGGCTTTTCGTCCACCTTGCGAGGCAAGACCGAATAGGGCGCTATGATGATATTCGGAAAGGGGTCGTCCTCATCAGGCATAGTCCGCTTGGTACCGCTATACGTGTAAACAGTCAGGCTCGGAGCGAAGCGCTTAATTTCCGAGACCCACTGCCCTACGATAGACTTGGGTACCACTATCAGTGTCTTAGGTTGCGGGTTGATGAGCATAGTCGCGATAATTTGGACCGTCTTTCCGAGACCCATTTCGTCACACAAAAAACCCCCAGGGTAATTCGGTGCGGTTTCACGTGCCGTCATCCACTTGACGCCATCGTGCTGGTACGGCGAAATTAGGCGAGTTTTGAGCAATTTGGAAGCCATGTTCGGTTGGTTGCGTTTGCCTTTCTTAGTCCCCCAGAGGGCTTAGACGTTGACATGACACGAATTTTTTGTCTTGCTCTTGTATTAGTATGGCATCGAGGGGAAATAAACTCCTAGGAATTGGAACTGGTAAAGCTCCGTATACCCCTCGTCAAGAAATAGCAAATATGCTTGCTATTCAAAGTGTGAAAAATGCGGCACAGGCAAAACTCGCGTCCGAAATGGAAGCGACAAAACTTGCTCAGGCAATCATGGGTCTCATCAAAAAGGGCATAAAGCCAAGTGAACCAGTGACCGATGCGGCAATAACCTCCCTTTCACAGTCTAACAACAAGAGCGCAGTGGTCCAAAAAGTGCTTGATATATTGGCTCAGTCTCTCAACGGACCACCTGTAAATAAAGTAACCTGCCCACCCGACTCGATTGGTGATGCCTACTTTGCTGGACGAAAGTCTGGTTGCGTCTTTGGGACTCCCACAAATCCTATTTTTAAATTAAAATTGAATGGAACCAACCAGACCTCGTGGAAGGGGTGGAAGTTGATGCAGAGCAAGTCGAGCTCCTCGCGCTTTGACTTTGTCAAAGAGGAGTACACAGGTGGTAATAAAAATGTACCAGTGAACACCCTGGCACAAAAGTATCTCAACAAGAACCTGGCGAACTCTATTATGGCAATAATTAAGGGGAAGGTGCACCCCAAGACTGTGAATGCTATTCTCACAACTGCTTCACAGAATAACATAACCCCTGCAGTTACAGCCGCTACTGACGCTGCTGCCGCTGGTCACACCCCCAACAACATCCACACAGTTGTGAAGGATTCATCGTCAAGCAATTTAGTAAACAAATTGGTGGCTCTCATCACCACGCCTATCAAGCCAGCAAACACCACTGGACCTTTGAAGCAGGCAGAAGGTCGCACAGGGCTTGGAGGGTTTTTCAGCAAACTCTTCGGGGGTCGCCTTAAATTCCCAGTACTTGGATCATTCGTGCTTGATCCATCCAGTTACCTTCCTCAGTTTATCAATGGTTTTCCTGTTCAGTATTCAGCTGCCAAGGGATATTTCATAGATGTTCGTGGAAAAATTGTACGTGTTTTCCATCGTGGAAACAAGCTCGTCTCGCAAGAAGGTGAGGTGGCTGAACCAGCATCTGCAAATCAAAATGCAAAGAACAAAATTGCTCAACTTTTACAAGCACTCAGTAACCTTTCAGAGGCGACAAAGAAGGCGGCAGCTGACTACTTGAAGGCGGTTCGCGAGGCTCGGTCGGCTTCGAACGCAAACAAGGCGAACAAGGCTGCTGCTGCTGCCAAGGCGCGTCTTGAAGCTATTGAGGCTGAGAAAAAGGCTATCGCAGCTTTAGCCGAACTCATGGCACTTTACAAGACTTTGTTCAAGGTGAATGGAACTCAATCAAATGTCAACATAAACTCGAATGAAGTTTTCAATGAGCTTTATTCGAACAGATTTGCGAAGATGTCTTCAACTGCTCGGTCACGCAAATTGGCTGAACTTTTGAAAAAGTACCCCCCGAGATCCAAGGCGCGTGACATTGTAAAGACTCGAACCCTTGAGGAAATTCGGAACGCAGGACAGAACCGTAATGCGTCCGTGGCGCAGCGTCGTCTCCAGAATTTACGCTCGAATATTCGTCCTGCTTTGAGTATGTTGCACAATCGAAATTTATTCCGTGCATTGGGTGTAGAAGGTGGACGCGCTGTTCAAAACTTGCGAGCAATTAATCAGTATCCCAGGAGCGAGCGCCGGTACGGGAATGAGAGACGCCGTGGTGAGCGCCGAGGCTACGACAGTTACGGAAGCCGGGGTGGATACGGGAACTATGGGAGCAGGGGTGGATATGGGAACGAGGTGCGCCGGAGACGCACAGGAAACGGCGGTGGCGGGTTTGGACCAGAGAACGGCGGTGGTCCCAGCGCTTATACAAACAATGCAGCTGCAGCCCTTCCTATAAATCAGAAGACTGCTATTACAAACGCAGGAGGTGTAAGAACAGCCCTGAATACCGTCGCGAATGTACCGGGCGGCGCGACAGAGGTTGCCAAGGCTGCCGAGGCACTTAATGAAATGAACGGAAATGCCGCTAAAGCCGTGAATATCAAGGGTGCAAGCCCTACCGCAGTTCAGGCTGTTCAGAAACTCGGCGGTCCAAATAATGCCGTGTATGTTCTGCATGGGCTAAATACCCTGTCCCAGAAGCCAGCCACCATACGACGCAAGGCGGCTGCCCCGGCATCCCGCAAAAGAAAAAAGCCTCTCAAGATTCGGGTCGCAGAACTCAACCGTGTGATTAACGCAGTCAAGAAACAGAAACTGATTTCTCTGATGGCACACAATGTCACCAAGACGCACAATATTCACCCGAACGACGAAAAGAAGAAGAAGTATTACAAGAAGGTAATCAAAGCGGAAATATTAAGAACTAAATTCGCAAAAATTGTGAAGAAAGCTGCTAAAAAATAAATTTCAAATAGTATATTAATGGGTGCTGGACCTTCAGGACCTGCTGGACCCATTGGACCCCCGGGAGCTGCTGGACCTGCTGGACCTGTTGGACCTACTGGACTCGCGGGAATTGCCGGTGCAATCGGACCTGCTGGACCTCCAGGAACAGCTGGACCTCCTGGACCTCCTGGAACCGCCGGACCTCCAGGAACCGCCGGACCTCCAGGAACCGCTGGACCCCCTGGACCTCCCGGAACCGCTGGACCCCCTGGACCTCCAGGACCAGCCGGACCTCAAGGATATTCATCTGGATCTGTGGGATCTTCTATTAGCCCCAGCCCCCAATCATCCATGTCAGAGGGAACATCTCAAAATTTTAAAAATATAGCAGCTGCATTGG